ATTTGCGGCTTCCCTCCTCCTCCGCCCGGGTGGTGAAATTGGTAGACGCAGGGGACTCAAAATCCCCCGCCGCAAGGCGTGCCGGTTCGATTCCGGCCCCGGGCACCACTGGTTATGTTTACAGTGGTTTATGTCAGTCTAGGCTAGGATTGCTCCCTATAGCGGGGCATTGGATGCGGTTAGCTCTGCGAACAAATACGCGAACAGAAAGCGTACAACCGGAGCGAACAACGTGGCCTACATCGGCAAATTCAGGGATGGCTGGCGCGCCCAAGTGCAGCGCGATGGCGCCCGTGTCACCAAGACCTTCAAGCTCAAGAAGGACGCCCAGGCATGGGCATTAGAGCAAGAGTCCAAGACAACCCTACGCAGCGACCGCACATTGCGGCACGCCTGTGACAACTACCTGAAAACCGTCAGCATCCACAAGCGCAATGCCGTGGACTGGGAAAGCCGCCGTTTCGATACGTTCTGCGCCTTTGTTGGCGAGGGAACGCCCCTAGCGGACATTACCAGCGAGCACATAGGGCAGTGGCGTGATAGGCGCCTCCAAACTGTCAGTGGCTCTACGGTGCTGCGTGAAGCGAACTTGCTACGCAACCTGTTCCGCACTGCCGCGAGAGAATGGAAATGGATCCCGGCCAGCCCCTTCGAAGGGGTCCGCCTGCCAAAGGAGTCAGAGCCGCGGCAGGCTTTGTGGAGGTGGCGAGCAATTCGCCGCGTTCTCCGCGCTGGGCAAAGATCGGGCGGGAAGACCTTAGAGGTGACACAGGCGTTTCATGTCGCCTTGAGAACAGCGATGCGGCTGCAGGAGGCCATTGCGGCGCCTGCTGGGTTTGATGATGCCCGTAAAGTCGTTGTGATTCCGCCTAGTAAGACGAACCCTAGGTCGGAAGTCGTGCCCATCACTCGGCAAGCGCAACGCCTGCTGAGGCGCACTCCGGTTCTCGGCGTGGGGCCGAACGAGGCCAGCGTCCTGTTCAGCAAGCTCTGCCGCCAGTTGCTCATCAAGGGGTTGGAATTTCGTGACTCTCGCGCCACCGCTTTGACGCTGATGGCTCGCAAGATGGACATCCTCACCCTGGCTCGCATCAGCAGACACAAGAATCTCGACTTGCTGCGCAGCACCTACTATCGGGAAACTGCCGAGGAGATCGCAGCACGGCTGTGATCGCGCGCGACAATCACCGCATGTCCACCCACCCCGAACTGCCGCCCTACCGCCCATCCATGGGCACCATCAACCGACAGGTCACCAACGCCTTCCTGCAGCACTACAGGAAGCACAATGGCGCCTCGCCCCAGAAGCTGATCCTCACGCGCGAGCAAGCTGAAGATCTGCTCACATGCCAGCGCTATGGTGCAGTTGCTATCCCTGGCGCCCCTCCTCCACGCATTGACGTGTGCCGCGATCGGCCGCTGGAGATCAGCGATTCCACTGTGGGCGAGGTCGTGGCTGTAGACGGCGCCGTGACGCCGCTTTCTGACTACGAGGCCCTGGCCTAACCTGGGCGCCCTACTCCATCAGCGCCCGGTCCGCGCTGATCGGCTTGCGGCAGTTCTCCAGCGCGGCCAACAGCTCGCCCTCGTATCCCTCCCGCCTCTCGATCTCTGCCATTGCGGCAGCGGCAAAAGCGTCCAGGCTGACGGGCGGGCGTAGGCCCTCGGTCGGGTAGACCGGCCGCGCCGGCATGGGCTCCTGGCAGGCAACCGGCACCGGGACGTTGACGCGCTGGATTTCTACTCGCGGCGCGGCGCAGCCAGCAAGCAGCACGCACGACAGCAGCGCGGAATAATTTTTGGAATATTTTGTCGTTGGTTTTGTAGTCACGGCTCCGCCCTCCCCTTGAGCCACCCATCCACCCGCAGACGGGCGCTGGCGCAGTCGTCGCCTGGCACGGCCGGCTGCGCGGCTAGGATGGCATCGGCCTTGCGCTGGTGCCCTTGGGCGCGTTGCTGGGCTGCATCCCGCGCGGCGCTCGCTTCCTTGGCCCGTTGGTCGGCCAGCGTGCGCAGGTCGTCCACGGCATCGCTGCAGGCCTTGGCATCGGCGCGCGCGCCCTGCAGTTGGCCCTGCACTGCCTTGGCCTCGGTGCGCAGCGTGGCGATGGTGTCGCGCTGGCCTAGGTAGGCCCAGCCCAGTCCCGCATTGAGCGCGATGCTCAGGCCCAGGGCGATCAGTGCGGAATTCACGACCAACCTTCCCTACGCACCTTGACGCGCTCCCACACGATGTACCCACACAGGACGACAACGGCAAGCAGCAGCACGGGCACAAGCCAGTCCCCCAGCGATTGCGCGCTGTACTTCACATCGGCGACCGTGCGGGCAGTCTCCGCCACCGTGGCCGCCGCAGCAGTCCCACCCGCAACGACCCCGGCCCGGTTGATGGAGCTGGCGGACATGGAGCGCTCCGGCTCCACGGCCTGGGGCATTTCGGCCGGCTCGCCGCTCAGGTACATCGCTGCCTCGGCCGCTCGACGGCGGGTCAGCCCGGGCCACACCTTGCCGCCTGCCTTGTTCCACAGCGCGAAGGCGCGCGCCGCCGCCTGATGGTCGCCGCGGTTGTGCGCCTTGATGACGCTCGACCCTGCCATGCCCTTGACTCCGACGTTCCACGAGAAAGACACCAGGGCGTCGAACTGAGGCTGTGTGACGCTCCCGCCCGTGGCCTGTTCCACTGCGCGCTCGTACTGCGCCAGCTCTTCGCGCAGGCGCCGGTCAGCCTGCTCGCGGGTCATGTGATCGCCAGGCTTCACACCGCGCGTGAAACCGTAGCCGATAGTCCATATTCCCACGGGATCGCGGTACGCGTGCTCGCGGAATCCCTCGAACTCCTTGATGAGGGCAATGCCTTGGTTGGATGTTCTCATCGCTCACCTTTCGTTGTGCGTTGCTGGGCTTCGAGGTTCTCGATACGGAAGCGCAGCAGGGCGATTTCCCCCGCCACCGTCGTTGCCTGGGTGTTGCCGGCCTTCACCGTGATCTGCAGGTCGGCCACATCGCGTACCAGTTGATTGACGCTGAACCACATGGACACCAGTGCCCATCCGACAGCCATGCCGATCCCCAGGAGCCACGGCAGAGGGATGCGGAAATCGATGACGCGCGTGATGCGCTGGCCTTGCTCTTGTTCGTTCATGCATTTCCTCCAGGCATGAAAAAAACCCGCCGCGATTGCTCGGGGCGGGTTGTTGGGTTGGAGCCGATGTCAGATCGACTGCGCGATGATTCTGAGCTGCTCCGCGATCTCATGCGACAGCCGCTCGTGGTAATTCATCGTCGGGTGCAAGCCATCCTGAGCCATCTCAGGCGTCACTCCTGCAAGGTCAATGTACGGTGCGGATAGCTCGACGCAAACTGAGCGCAGCGCAGCGTCGAACTCATTGTGGCGCTGCATCTGCGCGGCGCTGATCGTGTCGTTGATCACCATGTTGTGGAAACCTCGGAAGACGACCAGCTTCCCCGCAGCTCGCGCTTGGCCATGGGCTTGGTGCAACAGGTCTCGATAGTCTTGCACTGGCAGATCACCAAACAGCGCATCTACCATCCCACAGCCGATGATGCAGATCTCTGTGGCGTCCTGGGCCAGCCGATCCACGAAGGGATCGACCTCCAGGATCGGTGGCAACCCGTTTTCCAAAGGCCCGCCGGCGATCATCTCGGTAAGTCGTTGGCCGTTTGCAGCCCAATTGATGCATTGCACTGGGCCTTGCATCGAGATGAGTTCCACGGGGTCAGGGTCATAGCGCTCGAGCTGGCCATCCACGATGTAACCGCCGTAGCTGTCCGAGGCGCTATAGACAGTGGCTGTGGGCCATTGGCTGCCGTGATGGCGCCGGCGCAGCCAGTACAGCAAAGCCGCGGCAATCAGAACGATGACGATGATCAGTGCGGTATACATGCTCACTCCTTGGTTGATGGTTAAGGCATTTCACTCGGCTGCACCGGCGCATCCACAACAGCTTCCGGATCAATGGCATGGCCTGCGGCCTGCAGCAGCGCGAGGCCTGCGGGCAGATCGGCATTGTCCAGGTCGATGTAGGCCCGGACGCTGGCGTCTTTCACGACGGCCTGCACCTGCGGATTCGTGTCGGCGAGGATGGCCCACTTGAGCGGGCCGAAGCGATCGAAGAAGGCGCCGACGCTGACGCGGCGGGGAGCAGGCTCCGGTTCGGGGTCACCGTGATCCACGGCCCTGCGCCAAGCGCCGGGATAGTTGGCTTCGGCAAATGCTTCGTCGGCCACGATGGTGTCAATGACGGCATCGCCGTCTAGGATCTCGATGCGCATGGTCATGTCATACCCCCGTGTCCGCGTAAAAATCGAGGTGGGCATAGCCATTGCCCCCCACTCCACCATTGACCACCCCACCGCCGCCGCCCCCTCCGAGTCCACCTTGCCCTCCCGTTGCGGAGCCACTAGTGACCGACCCGTTGGCGCCGCCTCCGCCGCCGATTCCACCGTCCCCTGCAAATTGAGCAGAGCCCGAAGCTAAGCCGAGCCCTCCCCCACCGTTAGCACCCCCTGGATATGCGGCGATTCCGCCAGCGCCGCCGAAAAACGGAATGCCCCAATCCGCCAGACCTCCATCCGCGTACGACGGGCGGCCATTGACATCCACTGACCTGCCCAGCAGGTCCCTTAAGCCCATGGCGCCGCCACCGGGCCCCGTCGATGACGCCGCACCGGTACCGCCCCCGCCACTGCCATTGACCGACGCTGAGGTCGTCGTGTTGTTCCCCTGTTCGAGGATGTCGACGCCCGCGCCACCTGTCACGACGGACCCGGCTGCCCACCCGGGCCGAACGGAATCTGCACCGAAGTCCCAATTGGACGATGGAGATGGTCCATTCGCGGGCGTCGATGCCGAACCGGATTTACCGCCAAGACCGCCAAAGGCGGTGTACGTCACGCCGCCAACGACGACCGTGGTGTTGCCACCGGCCGTTCCATCGCCAGCAGTACCGATGCGGCCAGCGCCACCAGCACCGATAGACACCACGACGGTGTTGCCCTTCTTCACGCGCAGGACTTTCGCACCCCAAGAGCCGCTGTAGCCGCCCGTGGCATTCGTGCCGTTGGCGCCTCCTCCGCCCGCTCCCATCCCCCGAAAGACAACGATGCCGTCCTGGGGTGCAGTCCAGGTGCGGGATGTGAAGAAATTCGTTGAGAGAGCGGGGGCGAGCACTGCGCCCCCGCCGCCAAATGCCTGGTCGAATCGAATCATGCGAATGTGCTCCCGTCAGAAGTGGCTTCGAATTTCCCGCGCGCCGGCCAGCGCATGGGCGCATCTGGTGTCTCATCGAGGAGCGTGTTTGTGCTCCAGTTGATCCAGCAATCTCCGCCCGAAGCGTTGCGCCCACCGACGTAGTCGCCTGACGTGAAGCCCGCCGGGATAGTGAGGGTGATGCCCGGCGTGAGCGCGACGTAATACACGCCGGCTGCTGCCGTGGTGTTTGCCGTGATGCGCGCAACTGCGGTGCCAGATGCCCCAGGCGCGGCAACGCCGATCACCCAATCCGCCTTGGCCGTGGCGCCCGCGTAGTCGTCCACGCCGATCACGAGCTGACCTGTCGATCCGTCGTAGCTCTGCACGACGCCGGCCATGTGATGATCGAGCGCGCTCGCCGACGTGGCCACGAGGTACATGCCGGCCACAAAGGAGCGCGAGGGCTCGATCGCGAACGTCTTGAGCCCGGCGCCCGGCGTGAGGCTGCTCGTGCTGGTGGCCTTGAGCTGCTCGGTGGCGAACACTTCGGCCTGGTCCCGGTACTGCTCCGCCAGGTCGCGCGCGGCCTCCGCGCCGACTCGGGCCGACGTTGCAATACCCGCCTGGGTCGTTGCCGTGCCTGCGGCGCCCGTGGCAATTGCGGCTTGGGTAGTCGCCGTGCCTGCGGCGCCCGTGGCGATGCCTGCCTGCGTGGTCGCGCCGTCCTCGGCGTCCTCGGCGGCGGACTGCGCAAGCTGGGCCGCATCTCGCGCGGCTTCGGCCGCGGCCCTTGCTGCGCTCGTGTCGCCCACTGCGCCGGCTGCCTCCTGTGCGTTGTGCTCCACGTTGTTGGCGAGGCCGTTGACTTCGCTGACGAAGACGCCCGGCGTCACGCCATCGGTCCCGCCCATGTGCACGCCGAAGCTGTAGGCCTTGCTGTTGTAGGTGCCCGCAGCACGGTCCGATAGCGCCGGGAACGGCGGGATCGGCGTGAGCTGGGCTGCTGGTTGGACTGCCATCAGATGCTGCCTTTCACAGTGAGGTTGAGTGAGGTCGTGGGCCAGTTGTCGCCGCGGATGGACCCGCTGACGAAGCCCAGGGTGTTGAGGTAGCCGTACCGCGGCAGGCCAGAGGCCTCGAAAGGCACGGCCACGTTCTCGATCTCGCAGAGGATCGCGTCGGCATACATGGCCTGCTCAGCGTCGATCACGACGCGGCAAGTGACGATGCGCGCGCTTGCCCGCGGGACGATGCTGTAGGTGCCGTCGTCGTTTTCCTTGCGGTAGCTGTAGCTCTTGCGCTGCGCCTCCGCGCCGTACTCGACGCCGCCCCAGCTCGCGTCACCGATGAGCTGGCGCCAGTCGCCGACCTTTATGTCGCCCACAGCAACGGCGCCGTCCTCGGGCGCGCTGATCGTCACGGTGACCTCTGCATTGGGCGCAATGGGTATGCCATCCAGACTGACTTTCTCCAGCGCTGGCAGCGGGCTAAACAGCAGCTCCCAGAAGCCTGCGGCCTGGGCGAACAAGTCACCGGACTTGCTCGCGATGACGGCGCCGCCGGGGGCATCGCGCACCACGATCGCATAGGTGGCACCTTCGGGGCCGTAGACGCTCACGCCATTGATGAACCCGGGCGAGAGCACATAGGTCACATCGCCAGTTGCGCGGGCCTTCGTGGACACGTAGTCATCGAAGGGCGCCATGCGGTCGGTTGGACCCTTGCGCAGCCAGTGCACGAAGTCCGTGTCGGGCTTGGCCGTGCGGCCCGAGTGGGCCTTGATGCACGAATAGACCGATCCGCTGTAGGTGCGCAGGTCGTCTACGGCATAGTTCGCTTCGGCAACCCAGGCAACCTCTCCACCAGCCGTATTTGGCTCCGGGATCGTGGTGCCTGCGCCGATCATGGCGGGGGCGATCTTGACTGGCACCATTACTCGCGCCGATGTCGTCATTGCACAGCCTCCACCATGAGGGTATTGCCGCCCCCCGATACATCGTCGAACTGTTCCACGAGCTGCGGCACACCGGCGGTGTTGTTCGCCGTGGCATCGGCCGCGGCACGCAGCTGAGCGACCTCTTCGCGCAGGGCGCGCAGCTCTGCCAACAGCTCTGTATTACTCCCCTGTCCCTGCATGGCGTAGACGCCCAAGCGGCCACCCACGTTTGCCAGCGGCATGATGGCCTCCGAACCACGCTCGCCCATCTGCGCGATGTTGAAGAGGGTTGGCCGCGAAACGACGCCGTTGGTAAACGCGCCGCCTGTGGCGAAGCCCGTGTAGCCATTGCGGCGGAACAGGTCTTCCATGTAGTCCGCACCGACGCCGTAAGCGTTGCCGATGTCAGCCGCCGACCAGCCGTAGATGCGTGCCATGTTGGCCATCGAGAGCACGGCCTGCGGGTCTTCGTGCGTGTTGCCGCGCGATTCCTCGTAGGTGAGGATCTTCCCGATCTCCCAACGGATCTGCTCATCCAGCGAGTACCCGGCGCTGCTGCCTGACCCACCGCCGCCTCCGCCGCCAGGGCTGTCCGGGCCGGAGACGAAGCCAGGGCGTCCGCTGGTCCCACCGCCCGGCGTCTCCTTAGGCGCGAAGATGGCAAGAAGCTGCTGGAAGTAGTCCGTCACCGTGCCCGTGAGAGCCAAGGTGCCGTTGACCATGTCGTCGGCGCGCTTGGCTAACGTGTCCAGGTAGTCGAGCTGTTCGTTGATTGCCTTGAGTTGGCGTTCTTCGATCGTGAGCTGATTGCCGCCAAGCTCTCCCAGCTCGGAGAGCTGCCCGGCCAGCACCAGCGCATCGCGGTCGCGCTCGAACTGGCTGACGTAGGCACCCGAGCTGATGCCGCCGCGCGCCGCGCTGATCGCATCCGACAGGCCGGTGTATCCCGTGATCGACGCGCCGCCGCGCACGCCGGCAAGCGCATCCTCGATGTAGACCATGCCCTGCGCGGCCATCATCTTCGCGGTGCTGTCCACTGTGCCGTACAGGTCGCGGGCGTTGGACTTGAGTAGTTGCACGCTGCTGCTGATCTGCCCGATGACGTCGCTGATCGCGCTGGCCTGCCCTTGCAGCTGGTCGCGAGCGCTATCGGCCGAACGCTTGAACATGTCGTAGGTGCTGTCGATCAGTGCCTTGCGGGCGTCCTCGGCCGCTTTCTTGGCGGTGTCTGCAGCAGACTGCGACAGCTGCTCAAAGTAGTCCGCAGCCTGGGCGAAGTT